AGGAATAATTAAGCAATCATTTAATACAAATGCTACTGTGCAATTATCGAATCCTCAAGCTTTTGGAACCGATATGAGTATATTAAATGGTACTTTTCCTGTATTTTTAGCAGGAGAAAAAATTAAACCAATAATATATACCCAAGTAAACACATACGATAGTAGAGGAAATGTTGGTTTAACCTCTTCATACTCTAGCTCGGTGACATTTACGCAAGGAGATATTCCTAATGCTCCAATACCAGATTCGACAAATGATTATAGATTAACTGCGTTTGTACCTAGCTTAGATAATTATACTTCTACATTTTTACCTAATAGAATATATGAAATAAATTTTGGACCACAAACAGGATCATATCCTTTTGAAATTAAATTTAATTCCCCTATATTATTAGGAACCTCAGGAAGTTTTCCTACTTCATCTATTACTCCTACTACCGGCTCTAGATATAACCCTACAGGATCTTTAGGAGATTTAGAAGATCAAGGATATATATTATATTTTGAAGCTTATCTAAAATTAAACTCAAATCTATTCTCACCTCTTCCCCCAGCTCTTTATGATCCAGGAAGACAATTTTATTTTCAAATACAAAGATCTACTGATAATGGAAGTAATTGGACATCTATATACGATACTAAAGTTGTGTACTTTCCTACCAATAATAAAAACTTTAGTACTGATTTTTATATGAGAACTACCCAAACCCAAGTTACTACTTCTTCGCTTTATAGAATAGTAGCTAATAGAGCTGATAATAACATTAGGGGGAATGAATTTATAAATGGAAATATTCAAGTAGCAGATGGTAGCTATTTCAAAATAACCCAATTCCCATCACCAAGCACAGGCCAAGTAACCCGATTTTGGTTTACAGACCAAGTATCAGGACTTTCTATTTCTAATTTGCTATATGCTGCTAAAGGAGCACCCCCACTAACTTCTTCTTTTACTTCCTTTATAACTCCGTTTCATAATACTGCATCTTCTGTGGGTAGTGCATCGTTTAATATTAATGGAGCTAATATAATACTCACAGGAAGTAATAAATTACCAAATTCTACTAATTTAATGTATGTTTCAACGGGGGCAGCCGCTGGAAACACAGCCACAAATGTAGCAGCGAATATAAATGCTAGTTCATCTAATGTTTTATTTAATAACACTTCTGCGGCTTTAAGTGATATTTCTGCTTCTAGTATTGGGGCAAATTTAAATTTATATTCTAAAAGTACAGGAGTATCTGTTAACCAATATTATTTTAAATATACTGGGTCTAATGTAAGTACAGGAAACCAAGATATTATTACAGGTAACTTTACGGGGGGGGAAAACTTAAGTACAGGATTAAACGATGTTTGGGGTCAAAGACAAGCAAACATAGAAAAAAGTGGATTTGACTATATTAATACTGATTTTGAGCCTCAAGAAGGGGATGAAATTAGATTTAATGGTACTGAACAACAAACATATGTAATAACTGGAGTTACTCAATCTTTAAAATCTCAAAGAGGTTTACCTGATATATATCCTACCTATACTTTAATATTAGACAGAAGAATATCACCATCGGTTAATACAGATTATTTCTTATTAAGAAGATATTATAAAGACCCTAGCAATATTATATTAGCAGTAAATAAACCACCAGGAAGCACAAGTACAGGTATCATGAAACCAGAATATATAACCAAAACAGTAGAAGAAATATCTAGGGAAATTCTTACTGAATTAATATTAACATAATCTTAATAAAAAACATAAATTACACATATTTATAATAAAAAAACAATTTAAACAAATGGGATATTTAGACAACTCAATAGTAACAGTAGATGCTATTTTAACAACAAAAGGCCGCCAGCTTCTCTCGCAGGGAAATTTTCAAATAACACAATTTGCTTTGGCAGACGATGAAGTAGATTATACATTATATAATCCAACCCACCCATCTGGGTCTGCTTATTATGGACAAGCAATTGAAAATATGCCTTTACTTGAAGCTATACCTAGTGAAACTCAAGTAATGAAATATAAATTAACTACTTTACCAAGAGGAACAGCAAGATTACCTATCCTTGATTTAGGGACTGCAACTATTCTACTGAAACAAGGAGCCTCAGTAGCAATTACTCCCCAAACCTTGAACTATTTAGGTGGCAGTACATATGAAACTAGTGGTTATACAGCTACTATTTCAGATGTTAGATTATTTAGTACATTTGAGGGTTTAGGCATTAATACTCCACAAGCTCAAGCTCTCAACCAAACTACAACTTTAGGAACCTCAGTATCTAAAACAGTTGTTGGAACTACAATTAGTCTAAGAGCAACCACAGTAAATACATTATTTAGTTCAAATCAACAATTAACCGCAACTTTAACTATAGAAGGTAGAGATAGTGGAGCCCGCATAACCATCCCAGCAGTAATAGAAAAAATATCCTAAAATATGCCAACATTTTATAGACTAGACCCTTCAGATTTTATAGTAAGTGCAGATGCAATATCTGCTCCTATATGGTCAAGCAACACTCCTTCTTTAATATTTAATGCTACAAATGTAGCCACTCAATCCGTACAAGCTTTAGGAACTTCAGGCCAATTTTATTTAACTGTTTATCAAACAGGATCCGGATTTGTTGATGCTATCCCCCAGTTTGATATAGCATATGCTGATGCTAATGGTAGCGGTAGTTTAGCCTATAATCTTGCTGTTACTCAAAGTTCTCCTACTACAACAATATATGGACAATATCAGGATTTAATATTAGGAGATGAAAATGCACAGTTTGTTTTTGGAACAACTACTTCTTCACAATTCTTTGCTTTATCTTTTGAAAGAGCAAGATATAAAGAAGCTTTATTACCTGGATCTTTAACTCTTGTACTTAAAAGTGGGGCTAACACAATATCATTAACAGATAATAGTCCAGTAGCTACAGTTCCCCAATACATAGGAACTAATAGGGTATTCAATATAGTGTCAGGATCAGCAGGTAACCCTACTGGTTCAGCAGTTTATGGGTGGTTACTCCCAGATATAGGAACAATATTAATAAATAACTCTGTAAACATAGGACCAATCACGAAAATCGCTGTTAGTGCACCAATAACAACAACTACCCCTAGTCCAAATGTAGCCTTTTTTAATCTTATCCAAACTGCTTCTCTTAATTCTTCTGAAACAATAGCCTCAGATTATATTTTTGTACGAGCAAGAAGCTCAGAATTTAATTACTCTGAGAACCCGTCTTTCATCTCAGGATCTACAGGTGAAGTTTTATATAGTAGCTTTATAAATAACCCACAAACATATGTTACAACAATAGGTTTATATAATGATACAAACGAATTACTAGCAGTAGCTAAATTATCTAGACCATTACCTAAAGATTTTACATCAGAAGCCTTAATTCGTGTTAAGTTAGATTTCTAAAATGAATGGGCGCCTACAAACAATTTTTAACATCTGATATAATTATCACTCCTTTTGAAGTAAATAAATCGTTTACTTTTCAAGGAGCGTCTGAATTAACAGCATCAAGTGTTTCTATAGATAGATTTTTAGGACTTAACACAAGTTCTTTATTTAGCCCAATTATTGATCCTAAAACAGGACAAGTATCAGGCTCAACCCAATACCAGCGCTTAATATATAATTCAATTAAAGAATTATTTTATTCAAATTACTTAAGTTCAAGTTTAGGTGGAACTTCAAGTTACGGAGATCCTGCTAATATTGGATTTATAGTGCCTGGAAGAGATGAAGCAGGAAATGTTTTAGTAGGACCACCATCTTCAACTGGTAGATATTTTAATTATAAGCAAACAGATTTAACATTTGCTAAATATTTTCCTACATTATCTAATTCAACTATTGGAGTAATATCTATACCTTCTCGTTTGTTTGGAAATTATATTCAACCAAACTCATTTATATGGAAATCAAGTAGCTTTACTATCACAGACGATGGAGAAGGTAACCTAATATCAGGATCAACAATATACGGAAATATATTTTATTATCACGGTATAGCAGTTATAACAAGCGGATCACCAGCAGATATACTTAATTTTGTAACCTCATCTGCTGTTACTTGTTCATTTTCTTCTTCACTTACAATATACGAAACACAGTATAAATGTACTATACGAGAAAATGAATTTAATGCTACATTAAATCCGTCAGCTGAGATTGGTACTACAGAAACAGTAATTAGTGAAAGTTATTTTTATCAACCAAATGGAGGAACTTTAGCAAATAATGTAACTGGTTCGTATTTTGCTCCTTATGTTACTACAGTAGGGTTATATGATGAAGATCAAAATCTATTAGCAATAGGTAAACTTGCCCAACCATTACCAACTACAGCAACAACTGACACAACAATATTAATAAATATAGATAGATAAAAATATAAAATTTAAGTTATGAAAGGTTATCACGTTTACACTCAATCAGAGGAAAGCAAATACTATGATCCTATAGACGATATAGTGCTTTTATTATCAATAATATCTTGGAAAAAATATTTTGGTCCAATACACTTATATTGTAACCAAAAATATTTAGACCGAATATCTAAATGGGGATTACATCTAGAATACAGTAATATAGATACAAATGAATTAGAAAATAACATACCATTTAAAAAATATCTTAATGAATATTTTGCTTTTTCTAAAATTTATATTACTAAATTATTAGCAGAAAAAAATGAACCATTCACTATGGTAGATACGGATTTATGGATAAATTCTCCTTTTAGCATTCCCGATGTAGATATATTATTTAATCACGATGAAGTAGTTATTAATCATGAAGATCATTACCCTAATGGATATATATATCCTAAATATTTTTTAAATGAAGATGATGATGATTTAAATATGTTTAATCATGTATCAAATCCAATAAATGCTTCTATAAATTTTTATATTTCTAATTTCCAAAATCCTATAAACGATTGGTATGATTTTGTTATAAAAGTAATAAACAGAAATAAAGATATAAAAAATGAAATAAAAAGAAATGCTAAAATGCTATTTATTGAGCAACAGGCTTTTCCTAAATTTTTAGAAAAACACAATACAAATTTTGATTTTATATTACATAGTTCCTATATAACCCACGGTGACGGCCTTGTTGGAGATGGAAGAGAATGGGAACCTAACATATATTCTAATCCTCAATTTGCATATGAAGCTAATTTAGTAAAACATATATGGGGACTAAAAAAATGCTATGATAATCAGTATGTAAGAGAAGCTATTATAGAACTAATATTAAACTCCCTCCAATCATACCCCCCAAAAATCCATAAAAAATATAATTCACTAATATCAACAGTAAAAAATCTTATATAAAATTATGTGGTTATATAATAATAAAGTTATAGAAACATTAGACGATTTTCCTCTCAACATATACGGGTTTATATACATAACTACTCATATACCCAGCGGGGTATCGTACATTGGTAAGAAAGTACTGTATCACAATGTAAAACGCAAGTTAACACGCAAAGAACTAGCCGAACACCAAGGTGTAGGTCGTAAACCAACCCACCAAGTAGTTCAAAAGGAAAGCGATTGGAAAACATATTACGGCTCTGCTAAACCTATTCTAGAAATGTTAAAAGAAGGTAAACAGCAAGAATTCAACCGCGAAATACTAGAGCTAGTTTATAGTAAAAAATTATTAACATATTACGAGTGTAAGTATTTGTTTAAATATGGAGTGCTAGAAAACCCTTTAGAATATTTTAACGATTCAATCCTTGGAAAATTCTACACAAGTGATTTTAAGTAATTGATATTCTTGGTAAATTTTTTAATATTTATCATCGATGATAGGTATTTATAAAATTACAAATCCAAAAGGAAAAATATATATTGGTCAATCAACTAATATAGAAGATCGTTGGGAAAAAGGACACAAATATAATTCTGGGAGTGGTAAAAAGTTAAAGAATTCTTTTAAGAAATATGGTTGGGAAAACCATAAAAAAGAAGATATTGAAGAATGTTCTGTAGAAGAACTTTCAACCCGAGAAACTTATTGGATAGAGTACTATGATAGTTATAAAAAAGGACTTAATTCTACTCCTAAAGGAGGAATACAAGGTTATAAAGATGAACAATGGAGAAAAAACCATTCAGAAGGATTAAAAGGTAGAAAAGGAGTTTGGGAAGGTAAAACTCGTCTTGAACATAGTGCTTTTTTAAAAGAAAATGGTTGTGGCTTATCTTATGAAAGAACTCAAGAACATAAAGATAATCTTTCTATAATGATGAAAGAAGTATGGAAAAATAAAAAAGAAGAAATAAGTAAAAAAATTACACAAAACAAAATAGGAAAAGGATTAAAACCTATTATTTGTGATACTTTATTTGGAATAGAATTCAAATCATTATCAGAAGCAAGTGAGATTTTAAATTTAAATAAAGGTAACATATGTGAAGTTTTAAAAGGAAATAAAATTCATATTAAGGGATTTGTTTTTCGATATAAGAATTTGGCTATTTAGTCTTAATTTCATATATTCCCCACTATGATAAATCAAACTCTAGTTACGCTAGTAAACTCTGTACTCGGCACCGGAAAACTCACTGCTAGAGGAAACGCAGCTTATCATTGCCCCTTCTGTAAACACACCAAACCAAAACTTGAGATAAACTTTGATGAAGAATCAAAGAACTATGAAAGTTGGCATTGTTGGGTTTGTGATAAAAAAGGTAAAAAATTACACCAAATGTTTAAGCTTATTGGTGTATCCGGAGAAAAACTTGTAGAACTTAAATCTATAGTTAAAACATACTTTGTTATAGATACCCCTAAACAAGAAGAGAAACTAGAATTACCTAAAGAATTTAAATCGCTACTTGAGATTACACAAAATGATATTACAGGAAGACACGCTATAGCATACCTTAAAGCTAGAGGTACTACAAAAGACGATATCATCAAATACAATATGG